GGGCAATGAACGGTCTCGTTTGAGTGAGATCAGTTAGATGTGGAACCCGGCTTAACGCCGCCCTACCACGTGGGTTATATTCCCGCTTGTGAGCTACGGGAAAGGACGCCTGGAGCCCATCATATGGCTCTAGCTAAGGAGCAGGTCGTTCAACTAAGAGAAATCATCAAACGGGGGTTAGACAATTGGTTGAACGACCTGCTATTGTGGCTAAACAGCATTCTGGGGTTATAGTTGGTTTTCGACCCATTAATTAGCACCCATAACTAACAAAGGGAGCGGGTTTATGTCAGGGTATTTATTAATGGGGATGCTATGTTATTTCTGTTCACTAGCTGTTTTTGCCGTCAAGACTTTCTGCGCGAACTATTACTCCGGAGTTAGATAAGGGTTTGGGAAGAGTTCGATCGCATCTAGCATCTTTTTATCACTAGCCGAAAGTGCATCTTGAGGAAGTTATTACTGGTTACCGTTACCAGAAACGCGACTAAAGGATAGTTCTTCCAGAACTGTTGGTTGCACCGTATATGAACCAATAACTGGAGTATAATCTGTATGACCTTTATCCTCAAAACCTGTAAAATGAGACTTAAATAAAGATAACAATTCCTCGTAACGTTGTACTTTAGCTGACACTATCTTCTCAGCAAAACTTTTCGCTGCACCAAGACTTAATGTAGTTGAACAACGATGGGCCTTTATAATATTACAAATTAAGGCTAGTGTCTAGCTTCCTGCAGGTGAGTCACCTAATGGTGTGTATATATAATAGTCATCATTTGGGATAAACTCAAAGCAAAAGGTGATCTCTAATCGTGCGACTGTAGTGCTGGCTGCTGCTCCTGTGATCAATATATATGTGAACGGGGACCAGTCGGCATCTGCACCAAAGTTATAATCATCAGATTAAATCTTAGTAACAATTTATCTGTATGCACGTCGCATGTCACCTAATTAATAATTATATTATTAGGCCATAGCCACTTATTTTACCACTACATTAGCTGCAGCTTATATACTCATATGGGCCATTTAAACTGAACCTGAACTATTTATAGCACTGACAATTGGTACCAACCGTATAGAACCGGTTGTACCACATGACCTATTCACGATAGCGTTCCCCTATAAAGGGCCAGTATAATAACTAGGTGCTGGGGTCTAAGCACCCGTTGCTGGGGAAAAGGTTGCATCATTACGAACCGCGATCATTTAGGTACTATTCAACATGTCATGTGCTATAGCTATGCCTACATTTCCGGATGCATTGGTTACCACGTCTATAGTCATGGTCCCACCACCTAAGGCTGTGAATATAGTTTCTTATCTGGTAGCTCGACATTTGTAGGACTCTGGGCAGAAATAGGAAGCTAAAAATTCCGCTGAGATACCTGTCACATCAAAAGCATTTGGGGCATTTTGTGTAGGTGTGGGCACTCCTAAAATGAACTAGTTATGAGCTGATGTCACTCCTTCCTTCACAATAGTATCCGCCACTGTAGAGCCAAGGGAAACATCATCTATAGCTAAGGCTATCAATCGTTGCATTTTTGGATAATATTCCTTAGCTTCTGGATTTTTCGAATCAAAATAGTGCATGAATTTTTCACCTATCAATTAGAGTAGATAAGACATTCGATTTCGAGGGATATTCCTAGCTATACGTTAAATCTCATTCGGCATATCCTCAAGCACTTCGTCATAATAGGCTCGTCCTTTAGCTTACTGAATCATATGATCTCGTTCGAGGACTTGTTTTAATGTAGTGTTATTCCACGCACGTTTCTAGTTCATTTACTGCATCTTCTTGGACCTGTTCTTTTTGGGCTTAATTTTCTATAATTTTTGGGGGTTTTGTTTTGAAGTCATGGTTTGTTTGTTACATATATTCCCTGCCAGGGTAACACCGGCTCTGCCACATAAGTGGGGGACAGGGAAGTTATAGGAGGTTTTGAGCTCCTACCCACACTGCCTGTGTGTGGAACAGCCTTTAATGTAACTGACATGTCGTAGTGTGTCCTACTCCCTAAAATTATTAAAATTAGAGCTATCGTTTTAGAAGACAGGATTTTATGGTTAATAAGTAATTCCCATAAAATGTTGATATGGGTCTTACTAAAAAGGTAGATCTATCTTATGTACCTCAGCTTTGTATAGCATCTCTTAATCTCGAAGAACGCCACCCTCTTGGTGCTTTAGATGCTTATATCTATAAGCTATATATGTTTGTTAGTAAGGATCCACCGTTTATGATTCTAACTATTTCGTGATTATATTGTTAAATTATCCTTCGGTTAGTTAGTTCATAGTTGAGGCCTTAGTATAATTACCACCAGTAATAAACCTATGGTTAGGACGTTTAATAAAAATTTGGTTACCAATCTAACATCCTGTTTTGGATAAGAAAGTAAAGAAGGCATCGTCCTCTATCATCTCTTTTATCATATACCCGATGCCATACTTGCGTGTGTCGTTGTGCCCGACGACAATTAGTTTCTAAAAGGCACGTTTCCATCTATCATAGTATCAGTGGTTCACATTCTATAAAATATCATCTCCAGTTTATAGACCTTGTATATCAGCTTTAGCTACTTTAGCTACGTAAGAGTATATAGCTAACATAGTCACAGTATTGTTATAAGTGGTTTCTGTAGGAAATCCGGAAATAACTTAGTCAGCAACCCATCCAAAGCACATTTTCTAATTTGTCTTTCGATAGAAGGCGATAAATGGATACCTCTTCATATGCAAGAACCTCAGCATTTATTCAATCGTTGTTGCACTTAAGCCCATAGCTAAACCATGTTTATTGATATAATCTTCAACAAGAGAGACATGGAATAACTCTTTAAGGAGTCGCTTCATCTAGGAATCATGATTACTTCCGTCAGCTGAAACCTTAATACCAGGTACTTGAAATGAATCTAATATAAGAGTCGCTACTTCACCCGTGGATAATCCTAAACAGGCTTTAAAGTGTCCAAAGAGCCCATCATATCCTCCTTTCTTAATAAATTAGATAAGATTGAAGTTTACGACGCCAAAGAATAACTTAACCCACATCGGGGGGTCCCACACTACTCTACCTTTTACGGAGCTGTCGGGACCGAATAAAGATTCATAAGTCTTCAAAAATGGCTTAAATACACTGGTGTATTTTAACTTACCTTCCTATGCTTCACTCCATATACGCTAGTATTGCTTCTTCTTATCAGAAGACAATTGCGCAATATATTCCTCTATGGTATAAATCTTCTTGGGTAAGTTATGGCGATCTTTCATCTTTCGTGTCAAATCTCGTGCATAAGACTTAAATGCCAACCAATCTTCAGAGTCGGGATCATGACATCCTTAATTGCATCGGGCCCTTAAGGCTACCATTAACGAGTAGTCAGTCTGCTTGACATATTTAGCCTTTCCAGCAGGATCATTTATTTTCAAGCCTGGTTAACACACTTTACCTTCTGGTTCAGGTATGAAGGCTAGTTCTCTCATCAGTTATGCTTATGAGATCTCTCCTCCAGAGCGATTATAACAATGCTAAATCTTTAAAGTACCAGTTGGGATATCAAATCGGTTTGCAGAATCCTTAGTAAGTTTTGTTATTTTGATATCTTTACCTAACGTTTCTATCTCTTATCCTAACCCTCCTTCCTCCTTCCCTGCTTCGAGCTCTAAACGCTCCACTCGCATTGTAGGATATTGAGTTATTGTGACTACATCCACTTCGTCCTCGAAACGTTGGGTGAATCCATCATTTATAGGGTTATATAGATCTATTTTGCGCCTGGATTTGATTAACACTTTTCTAGGTTCGAAGGGTTTTACCGCGCCAACTTGATCATAATCATCATAGTCAAAGAATGGTGAAACTGGTGTCTTTAACGCCTCCGTGTGTATAAATCGTAAGCATTTTAGGTAATCTGATGGGCTCTCAAAGAATTCAGCATTCGCTTTGCTTTAACTTGGCCAATAATCGAAATTTGATCTATAAGCTCGCACATAGGCTAACACATCATATTGAGTCTAATATTCCATAGATCCTCCTCCCGGCAAACACGCTACGATTTCATGTCCAAACTGTACGAGACCATGTTTGCATCTTCTAAAAAACCGAACCAACCTATTTCGTGGGATATCTAAAGGTAAATCGCGTTTCTAACATATTTACACAAACATTTACGCACAAATAGATTAAGAATAGTTTATTATATCGGCATCAACATGTGGATCTTTTCTTGCATAGAGTAATGTAGTGAGCACATATTACATACGTTGGAATTCTTTTCTCTAGCAATTTTAAATAGCTTAATCTACTATTATCGCAGCTGTATCCGGATCTAAACCATGTTTAGTAGATGCTGAGGCTATCAACTACAAACGTGAGTTTTCAGTCATATGCATAAACAACCGCAAAGTGTCATTGTATATATCTGCATGCATTTTATCCGCCATACTCTCTTCTCCTAAGCTATTGCTATCTCTAGTTGAATATATGTTTAAACTTAAAGAATTATTCAAATATGGGCATTTCATAAAAAGGCCAACATTCGCAGCACAAAACTTTAACTGGAGGGACTAGCTTGCAATATTTAGCATCGATAATGACTGATGGCGTGGATCTTAACCTGAGATACTCATCTTTAAGGGGTTTCTCGATCCTATACGTCCAGGTGTTCCTATCAAACCTATTTTAGGACCGGCAGCTGTAGCGACACGTTTCCCTTAATGAGTGGCGAAGAATTTACTTGGAACGTCAAAGTAGTAGTCTATGTAGTAAAGAGTAGGAGTACCACCGCTTAACTAATGAGCTTTGACTTATGCAGCTAAGTTTTAGAAGAATTTATAGTCTTCATGGCCGAAAATTATGTATACAGCTTCTGATATGAAATCTGATGGTTGGGCTTCAAAATATTATACTCCTTAATAATCAAAGCCTTATTTAAAAGAGAGTGTTTACCCTAAACGCTTCATCTCATTAGCGAAATTCAGTAAGGCTGGATTAATAAACTTATATGCTGTTACTTTACGAGAACTGTAATTTGGAGGCAACATATAACCCGAGTACTCAATAATTGGAGCGTCTGGATGACGTTGCATTATCATATTTATAGCTGAATAATAGAAGGACTTAATGTCCCCTTCAGTATCATACTTAAATGGCCGTTTTATTGTGATGTTCTGCCCATTCTTAGATATCGTTGCTTAACCGAACTTTATCAAATCGATAAAATTCTCAACTGCGGAGCTTAAATTCATTTACTAGGCTATAGGCTTGATGATATTTAGAAAAGAGTCGGATATGGTATATGGCACAATCAACGTATGCTGATCAAGAGACCCAGAAATACAAGAGGAGTAATATTATGGATCACTTTCTCTCACCACTTCTCCAGCATATTCAGTAATTGGATCTTTTAATTCTAGTTAAATTTCTTGGACTTGATGTATTTTGTTTATGCGGATAGGTTCCATTTTAATAGCTGGTTTTATAGCATCTTTAAAGGCTGGTAAACTAGCTACAATCTACCACGGTTCATGATTCATTGGAACAGCTGATACGAACATATGTCTCTTGCCATCAGTTACTAACAAAGAGCTAGATTCTTCATTCTTGTACAAAACTTCGTCTGCACGGGGGTTGTTTTTAATGTTTGCAACATGTAAGATTACTGGGGGCGGGGTTTGGAAGTATAGGTTAAAAAGGAATCCTTATATGGCGCAGGGTACATAAGCATTCAATAAAGCACAGGCTGTCATCCATTTAGCTCTTCTGTTTTGATCTACAGTATGATTTTATGCGTATTAATCTACCATTAAAGTATCTATGGCTCGATCAGGAATGCCATAATATACATGGGAAGTTGATTACCCTGGTTTAATAAAAGCTTGGAAGATAGGCATGATAGGTTAATCATCCAATTAGACTTAGGTCGTATATACTGTAGTTCGACATTTCTGCATCGCTTAAATCATTTAAGTCAAGTCTGGTGTTCTTCCTAGTGGTTCTTCTCCTAACCATAGAGTTATTAAGTAGCTAAACGTCTCTCTGTATTCCTAACCCGTACCACAAAAAGATCGGTGTTAAAGTATATGATCCTCTATCAAGCCCTCCGTATGAGATACCGATTTCCAGGCTTCAGCTAATAAGAAAACGAAATCTTTGACTAAATCATCAGTTGTATCCTAAGACGTATCGTTTTAATATACAAATTAAGCTATCAGTGAATCCCACTCCCGTTCTACACCACCCATATTGTATCGCAAGCCGCTTAACACATACATTACAGGCAATAGAGCACACCATGGTGCATCCTTTCGAGTACTCCATGTATTCATCTAATATTAAGTATAGCCTACGGCTCCTGATGTGTTATAACTTTGTTCTCTCCATGTCACACTGGATTAATCGAAGTTAGGTTAGTTCATCCGTATGACTTTACTTACAGGTGCAGCTGGCATAGTATAAGCTGATACATGCACACCAAAAGCAGAAGTTTAGTTTTCAGGCTTCTTGTAGTATTCTAATGCCGCTTTGGAAAACCATGCCCGTTTAAGAGCAAACTAGAATTGCGTTGTGAGAAAGTTTGCTAACTTTGTTGGATCTCTCAAGCTGTCAAGAAGCTTAGCTTGTGCAGGTTAGAAAACATACCCTAAGGAGCGCTTTATCAATACGTTCCGATCATTAGTCGATAATTTCGGGTAGTTTACAAGGAAATTATCGAAGGCCGCTTGAAGAGTTGATTACGTATGATCTTGACCCTTTATAGCGTCTGAGATTAACATGGGAACTGGCTTTGATCTTTTAGTTTTTTATGTTAGTATGGCACTTTCTTCTTATTCCGAAATATCTTCAACTTAAGGTGTATCATTTTTGTGATACTACGTCTTCTCTTACTCTTGATATAAGATCTCATATTTCTTAATGTAGTCTAACTCTATAACAGAATCCCACTACACTGGTAGAGTCTTAGGAGATATTTTTGGAAGCTTTATCTAATCATAGAAAGGGTAAAGTGCATCAATCATATCTCGATAAGCTTTATACATATTTCCTAACCGTTTTGGTATATAAGCAGGTAGTATGTAATCTCGTATAATATAGTACGCCGAGAATCGCTCTTCCGCTGAGGTTTGAGGTAAATATGGTATCCACTCACTAGCTATATACACACAAGCTTGCACTAAGGTTTGGATTTGGGACTTTGCAAGATTAACACCAAATCTGGCACTTAAATAAGTGCTCACTTCATTGATGGCTATATTTTCAAGACGAATAGGGTCTGTTATGGGAGCTATAATCTCTCGTTAATCTATCTTCTAAATAGCATTGTCCTTCGTCTCAAAAGTTTCTACTAGTGTTTGAATAACTTTCTATTCTTTAACCACACGCTCATAATCCACGTCTTGATCTTCTAGCCATTACAAGACAGCATTTGCATCCTCAGTATATTTTGTTAGTTCCTTATATAAGTCTGCTTTCGGTTTGTCTTAAATCACTGATGGTGTCGGCTTAGATACTTATATAATTTTTTCTTAAGCAGGTTTTTATTGCGCTCCTTAATATTCTTTTCCTTACGCTGCCTTTAGTTTCTCCTTATCGGGAACTCCTTGCTGTATAGCGCGCTTAAGACTCTCCACTAAAACTGGTACTGGGGCTGTGCTCACTTTTATCCTGGGGGTCAAACTCTTCGCTGATTTAACTTCATCGGCTAAGGGTTAGAAGAGGTTGATAGTTTTCGGGGCTTTTCCTGTAGATCCAGCTTTTGAGGGGCACTACAATTTATTTTTATTTTTATTTAATTATGCATCCTCCTTCTTTTAAGGCTCTTATTTTGCTTCCTATTTAGGAATAAACACAAGTTCCTGTTTCTTAGATAATCTAATGGTTGTCGGTGCATTCCTCAATTAAGCCACAGAGTACTTAGATGATTGTCCGGAGACAGATCTCTTATCACTAGGAATTGATTTTATCTTTTCCGAGTGTTAGTAAGCTGGTTTCTTTGTGTTTCTTACCCACACTTCTTTTGGCTATTAGATTTGCTACTCCTATTTTTCGATGTAAACGACTTCTTGTTTCTTATTTTTAACAGGAGCTTCACTCGATCTTTCTCTCTTCACTTACTCTTTCTTTTCAATATAAGTGATTTTCTACTTTTGCATCTTGGTTGCAGCTTAACTAGAGCTTTCACTTTGTGTTTGGTTTGACCGAGATAATGGATTAGTTTTTGGAATGGAAATCTCATCTTACCAGGTTGTAGCCTTAACCTTTATCTATTTAACCCCCTTATTCAATAAATCTCGGAGGTTTGGTAGATCGAAATTATCTGGGTCATCCTCTTCTATCCAATGCAAGTAAAGGTAAGGTAAATAATTAAAATCGGCTGCTAGTTTCTTAAGATCGGGCAAGGATGCGTCTTATAGGAATGTGTAGACATCTTCCTTAGTGCTATGGTTATGAAAATACTCAAATCCAGTAATGTACTCCTCTATTTTCTTCTGCTAGTTCAGATATCTTCTAACGCCTAATTTTACCAAGACATCTATATACTACTCCTTATTCTTAGGGATATGATCAAGTTTAGCTTTAATTATTTCTGGCTTCTTCTTCTCTTTTCCGTGGTTTTAAATTCGAGCTTAACGCTCTCTTCTTACTTATCTAGCTCGAGTGTCTGCCAAATGTTTTGAGATCGATTCAGAGACCTTAGTACCCTTTACTGGCACTTTTTATTCTTTCTTATCTTCCTCTTTTTCCTATTTTTCTTCCTATTTTTATTTAGGTAAGGATGGAAACTCTTCTGGTTCAATAACATTTTTTGATTCTCCAGTAAAGACATCTTTGAAAGGAATTGGTTATATAGTTTTTACGATCTTGGTCTTAATATCTGGATTACCACTAATAGGTGCCTTACGACTTAGGTGTTTCTTGACTGGGTTGGGTAAGCCTAAGTCTAATTGAGCATATAGAGCATAAATATAGCCTTTATCTCTCACAATTGCTTGTAATTACGCATCAGAGGCTTTATGTAGGAGAGCTTTCCAGGAAGCTGGGTTCTTTACAAAAGCGAAATCTTTGATAAACCCTCTTATTTCGTCTTCTACTTTCACATAATCAGCTATATCTGTCATCTTCATAACTTAATTAACTAAAGCTGCAGTACCAGCTACTCTAGAATTAAATGTTAGTAACCAAGAGTATGTAATTTATAACTACACCAAGGGATCTTTCTTATTATTTATTTGGATATATCGCGTCATATCTGCTAAAGAAAGACATAAGCAATAAGGTGGTAGTTCTAAATCGATAACCGTATCGTATTTTTTACCTAAGGTCTTAAACACTTCTCTCGTTTAGTTTCGCACATAGACGGTTGAATTCAAGCACAAATCACGTAAAGTGTTTCGTTGTTACTCTAGAGTTGAAGGAGCTGCTCTAGTATACCAATGTGAGGCCTTAGCTTGAATCTACTTTATAGATGGGTGGTCTATGGCATATGTGATGTAGTCACTTACATATTACCCGCCTGCTATCAGAATCGAGGCATAACCGAACAATAAGTTATCTTCATACACAAGATTCAATAAGTAGCCGTTTTGGGGGACACTCGTTCCTTATAAGGCATAATGCTTATCTAGCGGCCATTACTTTGTATTTTTAAAGGCTGCTAGCAGGTTATTAAAGGCTGAAGCTTTAGAGGAACCCTTAATACTATTAAAGCTCATACACGATGCTGTAAACACGCTCTTCCCATCGAAATAATGAGTAGTCATTTAAACACAATCCATCGGCAGTAGTTTCTAAAATTACCCAGAAATATAACCATTGTCAGCCACCAAGAAAATAGATTCAAGGTGGTCCTCAATAACTCGTTTTTGAGAAACAAATTATTTGGTTATATCAATTAAAGCGTTTTTTGTGCCATAAGAATCGGCACTCACCTCTGACAAATCTTCGAGAGGTTCAGCTAAAAACCGGATAGCTAACAAATCATATACTGAAAGGTTAGGAACTGGAGAGGGCATAGATTTTAACCGTCTTATTACATCCTTTTCTGACATTGTATATTATAATAACTTTTCCCTATCAGTATTTATTGGTGGATATAAAGCATATGTTATATAACTTTATATCACTTCTAGAAGTCCTGAGAAACTTTGTTTCCCTTAAAATGTCAAGCGTGCTAGTTACCCACGGTAACGATCGTTAGGGTTTTACACTAGGGTCAAGCACTCCACTTCATCAGGGTCGATATATTACTTCTCGATATTTTAAATTGTTATATCGCCAGAGTTATATGCAGACAATTTCTGCTCTTCCTCATCAACACCCTGGACTCTAAAAGACACGTCGATTTTGTCATTTGGGTTAATCACACGTGGTTGCGACTATGGGAAGGCCTTTCCTCTTCCCTTTGCTTGTTGCTCGGATAACGCGCATCCCGAGTTTTTTGACTTGGAGCTTACAAGCTGCTCACTTTAGTCTTTTTGCATTTTATTATTTTGGTTGTTTGGTTTGTATCTTTCTTTAAAAGAAAGTGGTGTCTTCCTACTCCCCGTCGTCGATATTGTAGTCCTTGTAGTCTCCCCCTGATGCGTACCCGTACGCAGGTTCAACCTCCGGCACCACGCAATCAACAAGTGAGAGTAGTACAAACACCCCTTAAAAATAAACAGTTTTAAAATGCAGGTAGCGGGCACGTAACAGGTCGATGCTACGATCCGCCTATGGGAGATATACCTTTCGGCACCCCTCCTGGGCATAAAACA